TCATCGTAATCTCCTTTCTTTAAGCACCCGAACGTCCAAACGGACGCTCAGGCATATTGTCTTAATCTTCTAAAGAATCAATCATCGCACGTAATTCTGCTTCTGACATCTTCTCAATAGCCTCATCCTGTTTCTTGGAAAGAGCATCAATATATTTTCTCTGTGTCAGTTTCTTATTAATACGTTCCTTCTCAGCAAGTCTCTCATTACGTTTTGTTGTAAAGATATACTTCACAATACCAATCGCAACCGTTAATTTTGAATCAACATTTGCATCATCCAACAGGCTTTCTTCTGAAGATTTAACTTCCTGATCTTTCAGATTTTTGTAAACCACGTCTAAATCTTTATCAGATAAATCCCATAAATCTTCTACAGATAACTCACCTTTTGTGGATGGGAATCTCATTTTGTTTCTAGTTGCCATTTCGAATAAGTTTTCTGTTGTCATAATTCAATCTCCTTTTTCTATATTAAAATTTAATTTTAAGAACTCTTTCTGTTGCACCCTTAACTTTGACGATTACATCATCTCGTTTTGTAGAACTGAAACCAATTCCTGATAACTGATTTGGATCATCTGCGACATGCATTTTACTTCCAAGGGCTTCGAATACTCTCTTATGCTGTACCAATTCTTGCTTTAGGAACTCATTGAAGAATCCATTTGGAGTATCTTCATTTACACATCCGTTTAACATGAACAGATAATGTTTGTGTCCAATACCTGTCTGTTCGTCCCAATAGTTAGGGGAATAACACATTACTGTTACTGGCACAAACTGATTTGTATTGACGCCCCAAATTTCTCTTGAAGATGTTGTTGATGGAAGTTTCTCTTTGATTGTGAACACTCCATCTTTTAATGTAACTGTAGCCACTGGCACGTTCTGTCCCTGTCTTAAAGGTTTATCATATTCAAATTCGTAAATCTGACCATCAAATTCAATCTCTGCTGTAAATCCTGATGTACCGTTGTTATGGCAATAATTGCGTACGAAAAATTCATAATCTCCATCAACCATCTGGGATTTATCCGCCCATGTGATATTTTCTACAGCAGGTTTCCCCTTTACTGGATTAATTACATCAACATCAAGTCTGCCTTGTGTTTTAGAATCAACCATATGGCTAAAGAAAATATGCTGACAAGGTGTTTTACAATGTGCATCAAAATCATCCCTATTCCAATCTTTTCCTGCGTTCCACTGAATTGAAAATCTTAAGACTCCATCGACTGCTCCGCCTGCGTTTTTAACTCTTTCTTTCATTTCGCTATCTGTCATATTCCCTGAGTATGCCCAACTGAAAGGATTGTTCCACTTCATCATATTCTTAGCATTTTTGTTTACAGGTGCGATCAGTGAGACCATGTTCTTCTTATGTCGATTTTCAAATAAAACTTCTAATTCTTTTGCTGTTGGTAGAACATCTGATACAAATTTCTCTGCACTAATTTCTTCTACTTTAGAAAATTTCTTAGGATTTACAGCGACTTCCTTGCTCATTTCATCAAAAATATCTAAACCGCCCTGGATACGTGGTGCTGCATCACGATTGCAAAACAGAATATTGTTTACTGTAATATCGTCAAGCCTTGCAAATCTACGCTGCAATGAATCCATATATCCTAAATCGGTTACAGTTTTCTTTGCATCCTCAAGCATTTTCTTTGTAAAAATTGCCTTTGGTCGTTTGTAATTTGCAGGAGCTACAACATTTTCATAAGCTTTTACTGCATTATCTAAATCCATACCTTCGCTGATATTCACAAGTAATGTACCGATACTATGGTTTCTAATACGACCAATTACATCTCCAATCGTCATGGCTTTTGTCCATGTGTATGTATCTTTTTCTACATCAGACAAACCGTTGTATTCTCGCTGATATTTTCTAAAATCTTCTAATACTCTTTCCCATTCCTGTCCTCTGTAAAGAGTATTTGAAGCGATCAGCTCTAACGCTGTATCAACAGCTTCTTCTGTGATTTCATCAAGTGATCTTTTAAACACATTCTTTCGATCTCTCACTTTTGCTTTAATTGTAGGAATATCAGATTTCCTTTCCAATAACCTCTCTGGAATCGGTGTATACATATGAGTCCATTTGATAATCTGCTTATCTTCTGTATACTCATTTGTGGTTTTTGTACCAACTGTATTTGTAAAATGTCTCCAAATATCTTTGATCGGCTTTGATTCGACATATGTTCTTAAGGCATCAACTACTGGCTGAAATACTACATCATCTGTGTCGATCTCCCAGATTGTATGAATCTTGCCGTCAACAATTGCCACAGCTCCACCGATTGTTTTAATAAAGTTTCGGCAATGACCACAATCGTATTCTCTTCGCTTGCGATACATCTTGTTAGTTCCTTCGGGGAAACTACTCAGATATACTTCCCAAAGTTCATCTTTATCAATATCGGTTTCATACAATGTAGAATTGTTTTTCTCTACATAATCGAGCATTTTATTTAAACGCTCTGACAATTTGTTTAAAAAATTGCTCCAGTTTTCATTCATTGGCGTACACATAATTTATCTCCTTTTTATGTATTATTTAATTGCTACAAAAATTTCATCGTTCTTGTTACCATTCACATAAATTTCTTTACCCTTAAGTTCTGGAAAATATTTCTTGGCAAGTTTTTTGAATTCATTGACATATTTCATATCACATTTTTTGTAAATCAGTTTACCCGCAACAGAACCACCTGAAAGCAAACCTATTCTTCTTAAGAATTTTGCATGAGGTAAACCTTTCTGATCATCTTTTCTATACTTATCTTTCTCGATGATCTCTTCCAATTTACATAAGTTTTCTGTTACTTCAATGCAGCTGCTTGGATATTTCACGTATTTGTTTGTCCAGAAATCAACTGCATCATGAACACTTGCATTGCCACAAAGGTATTTTAATACACAAGTTTTGAAGCCATTTTCTCTGTCATACACATCATTTCCTTCTACATACGCAACAGTTTCTGCTCCGCTAACCCATAAGATTTTAACCATTCCATGATAATGTTTTACTTTAAATACTTGTTTACCATCTTTTTCAATCTGTTTGCCGTTGTTATCTAACATTGGTTCCTTCACCGTAATTTCTTTGTCAACATAAATCGGTTTCTTAATCATTTCTTTTAGATTTTCTGTATACATTTTTTTCTCCTTTTTAATTCCTACAAGTTTGTTCATGATTTCATCAATTTTTTCTTGTGAAAATGTTAAAGTCGCACTCATTTCACCGTTCCAATCATCAAGTGTTTGTATCTGTGACCTTAATCCACGTTCAATTTCGGACCCTCCACAACATTCTTTCCACCAATTCTTTTCTGCTTCTGACATTGCAGTAATTGGTTCTGGAGGTGATATGCTTAGCACATCAGTCTTTATTTCGTCGGCTGAAATCGTATCTGTATAAATCTCAATATCTTCATTCATTGTTTCTTTTCTTGTGATTCTTCTGATTATAATGGTTGCTTCAGTCGATTTTATACTTTGTAGCCTATATCGCACTTTTTCATACCAATATGGAACAAGAATATTTACTCTACCATCTCTATACACATCCATTTCAATCGGCTCAGCATCATCAAATGTAGCATATTGCCAAGGTTGTGTTGTTTTAGAAACCTTTCCATGTAGCCTTATCATATAAGTTTCGGTTATTGGAAGATTTCCTTTAAATTCTACTGTTTCAATTTTAAACATCGCATATACATCGTCATTCTCTACTTCAACAACATCTCCTACATTAAATGGTGCCATACCATCTCGTGGATTATATTTAATTATTTTGCCATTCATATTGTCTTGTATCCAAACGCCCGTTTTATTTTCTTCCATACGATTCTCCTTTTTTAATTTCTTAATTCACAAGGTACTTTTACATTAAATGTATCTTCACGTTTGTATTTCCCAATTAATAGAGTAATGGTAACGTCTCGATCTAACGTATCAACAAACGAAAATATTCCATTTCGTTTTCTTTCAATACCAAACGAATCATATATACGCAATATCCACCTTTCTTTATCAAGCAAAGCTGAAACACTAAACATACAAATATTATCCAAATGTTTTTCATCACAGATTGTATAATGAACTCTTGGCATTAACTCTCTTGTATGTAATCGTAGATCACCTACATCTTCATTAATCACTACATATGTTTTTTCTTTTCCATTTTGCTTATTTAACACTTTAATGCAGTCTCCTGAGTGTGGACTATATTCTATTTCATCTGGTTTAAAATATCTTTGTCCTAATTTTCCAAACTTTTGTATGTAAATGCCCATATTTCTCCTTTCTAACATAATATTTACATTTTAATTTTGCACAAATGCCTGTGCGAGTCATCATATATAATAAGGAAGAAACTCTACCCGATTATATTTTGGATCAGCTCATAATACTTTGTTCTGCCGACATAAGGTTTATGCTCAGCATCTTTTAATTCTTTCTTCAAAGTACATATATCTTTCTGATTATCCATGCAATTCTGCATCACTTCTATGTATCGAATACAATTCTTGATCTTTCTGTGTAATTCCTGTAAGGTTTTAAGATACCCAACAATCACTGCACGTTTCGCAGCATCAATCTTTTTAAACTCAATCGCATGAAGAATATCACTTCTGGCAGAATCGGCATATGATAATGCCTGCTCTAATTCAAACTTCTTTTCTCCTAATTGATCTGAGTCATATGCTAAAAGTCCTACTATGGCTCTTTCCTCAGTCTCTATATTGTCGATCAATGTATTATCACATTCCCAATCCATAAAGCAATTTCCATTACCCTTACGCATTATTTCGCTAGATCCCATGGGTTTGCCAATTTTACCTAGCTCAATTTCTCGGGCATAAAATCCGTCTTTCATCCACGTATATTTATGCTTCAAACCTAAAATGTGCTTTGCTTGCTTGGAGGTAAACTGAGTAGCTTCAGACTTACGATTATCACGAACGTATTTATTTCTTGCATGATCTCTTTTCACATAGAACTCTTCATTCGTAATTATGTATTTCATACATCACTCCTATATTTAGTTGTATTTTTTGGAAAAAATTTCATGTTGACGAACATGTTTAGAATTGTTATAATGATTTTAAGGATATTATTATCCTTTCAGATTAAACAATTCTAAATATCAAATTCGATTTTCTATCGTGCTGCCAACACGGTAGATTCAAAAAATCTTTTTTTGTTATCTATGATTTGTTTAGTTGAAATTTTTAGTTTGTGTGAAAGTAGAAGTTTTATCAAAGACTTCTGCTTTCTTTTTTATTGTCTGTATTTTTATGCCAACATTGTATCTCTCTTTGTATGTAAATTGCAGGCATTTGATTATGTCAAATATGTCGTCCTGCTTAATATGAGAGAACAAATTCTCATCTTGAATAAATTCGATCCAATGATATGAAAGATCTTTATCTTTGCCATAGATCTTTATCTTTCTATCATCTGCTCGAATCTTATATTCACTCAGAAACCACGATGACATTTCTGATGAGTGTAAATCAAGTACATCAATATGCATTTGATTTGATTGATTCGCTGCTAACATTTCTAATATTTGATTGTCCATACATATACCTTCCTTTATTCTGTCATGATTTGATGTACACGATAATTCTTATAGTCCTCATCTTTATATAAATAACCAATAGTTTTACCAATTACAGTTTGACGATCACTAAATTGTTTCTTTTTTAATCTATATGATATATAATAATTATAATAAAAATCAATTGCAATATCACTAAATTGACGTGCGATTACAGATCGTGCGATTCCTTCTTTTGATTTAATATAATATAAATCTGCAATTGCCTTGATATCCATTTTAGATTTTAAATATTGTATAAAACCAGAATTAATAACATCAATGGTTGTCAATTTCTCATAAGATAAAGTGTTACCAGTTAATTCTAATTGAGACTGCACATTATTATATATCCTCTTTTGCTCTGCTTGATATTCTTCTATATTATTACATTTTTTTCGTGGTATTAATACAAAATCATCATATATATTCGTATCTCCCATTTTCAATTTATATTCATTCAATGTCTCGATAAAATCTTTGGAGACTGGTTTCCCAAAAATTGTTAAATCATTTTGATTAATATCTGAGAATTTTAGATTTCTTAACTCCTTTCCATTTATTCCATTATATAAACTCACAATGTGAAATCTAGTATTCAATTTGGTATCGGCTGATGCATTGCACGACATCAGATTCGAAATAAACGCATTTATTTTATCTGGTGTAACATAATTAACATTAACTCTATTTGAAAAATATATATCAACTGCTAATTGCAAGTTTATAAATTTATCATTAACAAATGGATTATATTTAATGTAATTTTGTTCATATGCATAAGTATATAGTTTAACGAGCTGGTCATATCTTTTTTTAATAGAATTCATACTTTTGGTTTTTTTACCTCTAGTATCTGATAATATAGCCTCTTGGATTGTACCTGGTGCATACGTTAACCCAGATTCATTGTCGTCCGCAATATCAGAATCTAATAACCAATTCCATGTTGGGCGACGTGATTCTGATACGTGAGAATCTATATAATTTTGTATCAATTCTTTATTATTCATAATATTCTCCATTTCTAGGATGCCATTGCATTCATGTACGATAACATGCCGTTTTGTATTAAAATGCCATGTCCTATTTTTAACATTAAAGATAGATCAGATATTCTTCCCCAATACTCTAAAAGATTATTCTTTGGAATTGTTCTTCCTTGCTCTAAATACACCTGTGATACCATTTTTAATCCATTACTGGTATTTGGATAAATGGTCACATGTGTCGGTATCCAGTTCCTTAATTTTTTTGTAATTGGATACACGTTAATCTCGGTGCTCGTATTATTACAAATATTATTAGAATATACGATGACTGGTCTTTTCCCATGCAAGATGTGACTACCTTCAATTTTCGGCAAATCTGCAAAATATATTCCCCAAACTTGAGGATTTTGATATTTGCCATATACATATTCTTTTCTTTTTCTGTTATCGTTTCCTTTTCTTTCTTTGTTAGTATATCCGTTCATTTTTACGTCCCTCAACTTTCCCCAGTTGCATTTTTTGTTTTCATGAATTAAATATACCATACTTTTTGCACCCTGTCAATAGGTGCAAGAAAGAAAGTTAATTTTTATTGTGAACAAAGAATCTCTACATTTCTTATTATAATGCTACTATAGAACAAAATCAAGATATTTTTCGAACAAATGTTCTCTTTTTGTTCGAACACTTTACTTTGTGCTTACTTGGAAGTGGGAAATACTGTCTAACTTTATGAGGATTATCCAGTTTCCATTTCTTTTCTTCAAAATCATAGTCACAAAAATCAAGCACTTCGCCCACACATCCATCATTATATTGGTAATCCACGATAACAGGATATGTTTTATATCTCATATAACGTGATGCATTATCTGGTTTTTGCGGTGGAGTCTCTGCTGAAATCCACATAAGATTCTGGTTTGCTTTCTTTTCTTCCTTATTTTGTCTAATCGTATTTATCTTCATACAAAATTCTCCTATAAAATCCTAATAATCTGTTCGTAAATTGCAATTGCGTTATCTTCTGGAAAGTTCTGATTAACATGCATATGCCCAAAGAACCACTTTTTATATTCGACAGATTCTTTAATCTCTTGCAAATAATCCGTCAATATATCTGTTTTGTACACTCCTGATCCTTGATCCATTTGACGTAATGCAGATGTGTATGGACTATGTGTAATTATATAATCCACTTGCGATCCATTCTGCTTCAGATTCATCATACCTTCTGTCATTTCTTCTTCTGAAGGCAACTCCTCTTTCCACCAGCTCACATGATTAATCCTAAACATTTTGTCATAATCTCTGTACCACTCACTAATTCTTGGATCGTCTGGCTCTAAAATCCCATCCTGAACGTCATGAGAACTAGCTCCACCAAATGTGAAGAATCTCTTTCCATGGATATCAAATACCTGCCCTCGCATGAGATGAAAAATAGAATCACGAATCTTATGAATCTTTCCTCCATTCCATTCTTCTACAGGATATTCGTACAGCCGATCATAATTTTCATGGTTCCCACATACAAACAAAGTAGTAAATGGTTTGTTGTCCAACCATTCCAGATTATGTCGTTCTTCTTTTGTGTCATGCCATAATCCAAAATCTCCACAAATGATTACATAATCATCCTTAGTCAGCCCTACGCCTTCAGGAAAAGAATGACTGTTTAATCGAGTCATCCAATCCCCATGCGTATCTCCTGTTACAAATATCATAAAATAACTCCTTCCAACAACTCTTTTAATGCCTGCATATTATCCTCATGCACTCCATCGTCTTTATCTGAATCATCTTTCCCTGTCTCATAAGCACACTTGATAATCTCCATAACTCTATCATAACTCACATTAATAACATTTTCCTTTAATCCGTTAAATGCTCCGCTGATAATATCCTTATATGTCTGAGCAATATCATCAAACAATACATGAGTTTCCTCTTCTGTAATTGTAGCATATAAAAACGTCATTGCAGGACTGCTATGATTCAGTAATCTCATAAGCGTATACAATACGTTCTGGTCGTCCTTATGATCAACAAGTGTCCAATATACAAAGTTCTTTCGTAGTGTATGTGTACCAATGTTATCCTCAATTCCAACTGCTTTAGCACCTTTTTTAACAAAATCCAAAGCATTTGCTTCAGTCATGTGTCCTGATCCAGACTTACATGTTCCAAAAACATAATCATCCATTGGCACTTCGCCATCAATCTTGACATCATATTTAGTTCCTGCAACAGCTTCAAAGAAAATATCCACTGCTTCAGTTACCAAATCGTTAAAGTATACAGTTCTGAATTTCTTTGTTTTCTTTTCCTGCTTACGAGTCTTATCGTCTAATAAATCGCCCCATTTGAGTCTAACAATATCAGAGATACGATATGCTGTATTGTTTCCAACTGCAACCAAAAGATTGTTTCTGGCAGCTACATATCGTTTGTACTCTGTATATGATTTATCAATCTGATCTCTAAAATATGCATTAAAGGCTGCAAATTTTTCTTTGTTTTTAATCGGATAAACCAAAGATGATACGCCTTTTTGTTTATTAGATCGAGTCCATTTAGGATTTCCGTCCTTGCGTCTTTTAATCTTTGTTTCAGATTCTTCTGCGTTATTATTATTTACTGTTTCAATAACTTCAAACTGTGTTGCTGCCATGATAATCTCACCTCTCTTAGTTATTCTTACACTCTCTTAATTACTTTTTCTATTTCCTGTGCCAGCAGAAAATCATTTATTGCATTTTTATCATCAGTAATCAATGTATATTTCCATACTGGGGAACCATGATATGATATATCTTCAACCTTAAATAATCCTCTTTTACCAGTGTTATTTTCTCTATGATCTGGCTCCAATAACTCTGTATGAATTCCCCAACTATCATATAGATGTCCATCGTATAGTATTTGAGCCGCAGCTATTAATATATTATATTTACTCACATCAACCTCTGTATTCACTGTTCCGTATAATTTCATTGTTCCAATCTCCTCTCTTAGTTATTGCACTGTTCACGTACTTCTGGTCTAATTTCTACCTCGATTAATTCCATAATTCTCGCTCCTATTCTCTAAATTTAGACAAAACAAAAAGAAGCCCCTAAGCTTCTCAAAATTGCTATTATTCAGTTTGCAAATCATCATCCGTCATACAGGTTTATCCTGTCATCTGCTTCTCAAACAACTGTTTTTCCAACGCACCAAAATCATAATCACGATCACATTCTAAGTGTGCAAGGTTCGTTACCTTTGACTTTTGTTTAGCGTTCTTCTTAGCCTGATTTCGTTCCCAGTTTCGTACTGCTGCCTTCCAGTCTTGCATCTTGCTATTGCCCATCATCCAATCTTTGGCTGTGTAATAATCCACAAACTCTTCTGGATCAATCCCATTGTTTCTTTGTTGACAATATCTGGAGACTTGCTCGCAATCAGGCGGTGTGAATCGCTTTATATTATTATTATTATATTTATTATTATTCTTTACTTTCTTTTTATGTGTCGCTTCTGCGTCGTTTTGGTGTCGTTTCTGTGTAGTTTTTTCATCTACAAAACCTTGATAAACACTGTAATTTACTATGGTTATGACTGTCTTTTTAGTGTCGCTTTTTACATGTATGATACTGTCGTTTTCCAGTGTCTTTAAAAATTTGACAACCTTTGAATTACTCCACCCCCATCTATCACACAATCTTCTGATCGAAGTAACCATCGATCCTCGCTCGACTGTTTCTAAGTTTCCATCAACATACTTAGGTTGATCATTATAACCTGCGAGAATCAGTAAGTCAATCATTGCTTGTCCTCTGGCAAATGGTTTGTCTTCCCATAGCCAATGATCTGTAATTTTCCGATGGAGTTTAATCCATCCTGTGTTACTCATGGCATCGCTCCCCTCTATATGTGGAGATAAAATTCTCCTTTCACTGTTTTAAATGCTTACCTGTTAATTCATCAATTGCATAATGTGTCATAAATTCATCATAACTCATTATACGTTTACCACAGTCACAGCATGTCATACATTTATTATATGTACAGCATTCAATAATTTCTTCATCTTGAAAATGTCCATCAAAACTATATATATCGGTTCCAGTAGCTTTAAACCTAACAGCCATTCCACGATCACTTCCGCAGTACGGACATTTTGTTATTGGTTTTCTCATTTAGCACCTTCTTCTAATTCTATCTCTTTAATTTCATTCTGTTTAATCCAACGATCAGAAATTTCCGCTAACATATTAATATACGAGATAGGGAAATTTCCATTATAAATTTCTTTTCGTTCCTTATAAAATTTCAACAACTTATCATCGCTCCAGCTTTTGAACTGATTACTCACGATATTTTCTTTCTTCATATTTTCATGTTCTCGAATCCATCGCTTGCCGATTTCTTCCAAGACTATATATTGTTCTAAAAAAGTTCTATCGTCTCTTATTCCATGTGATCTTACCTGAATGTCTAACTTTCCCTGCTCCAACAGTTCATCATCTGTATATTCAAACGTACATTTGTGATCATTCAAATCCACCATTCGTACCACCACCTATCAAATTTTCGTTTTATTCTTCATCAAGTTCCATATGATTTACATCAACAGGATTCTCTAATTTTAAAATATCTTCTTTCTGTTCCACAAGAGCCTGTTGAGCTATTGCATTAATTTTATTCTGTGCAAAAGCCTCGATTTCTCCTTTAGCTTCTGTAATTGTTTTGTCTATCTGATTTTGGAATTGATCAAAGATAAATTTTGAACTAGATTCCATACCTTGAGTCACGTTGGCAAGTCTTTTCAGAATCATTTCTCGATCGCCTTTTCCAATAGATTTCTTCGTAGTAAAAAGCTCCTTGACTTCATTATAAAATTCTTTTGCATCGCTCATACGCTCGTTCATAGACTCTTTAAATTCATTTGCTATCTGCTGTCTTTTATTGACAAAATCCGCTTCGTTAATACGTCCTTTACCACGTAAATATTTAATAGTACATGGAGTACCTGTTCCAACATTCATAGAAGTAATTAATTCCGCAAATTGTGATTGCGACATTTCTACTTCCAGAATCTCATCTTCTCCAACATACCAATCATCATTGAGTCCCCTTGTAACCACACCTTCCCTTAATACCATATGGATTGTATCGTTATGCTGAATGCTACTGCCAAATAAATTGCTATGCCCGCCATGAGTACGATTGAATAATAACATTCCAAATGATGGGTGTTTATATGATGTTCCAAGAGCATCTTCTGATATTATATAATCTCCTTCTTTCCTAGCATTTTCTCTCATTTATCCAACTTCCTTTCTATCAAAGTTTCATTTTATCTATATGATCGTTACATTCCCATACCGCTTCATAGCAGACATCTAACATATCTCTTACGATTTGTTTCCTCTGACTTAACTTTTCTTCTTTTTTTTCAATATCCTCTTTCTCACGCAATAAATGCATATATTTTTGATACGGCATGTTTGTATCTGCTAGTTTTTCTTCTATAGCGATCCTTTCATTAATTACTTTTCTTAATTTATTACCTAATTCCTTATGCTTATCTTTAATCGCTTTGATAATTGCATGTTCATATATTCTTTGATATTTAGACTCAAATTTTCCATCCTTGAATTCATAACGATCCTCAACCTTGCAGGCATCTAAAATCTTATCACCGTTTTCTCTGCACTCATTTAACAATTCTAATAAACTCTGTTCATTATCAAATGTCGCATAGCCAATGCCATCTTCTTTTGTTTCGTAAACACACATATATGGTTTTTCTGGTGTATATGCTTTAGATTTTTCCATTTTAAACACTCCTTTTTAATTCCTTTATTCCTTACAAGCTACAATGCAAGTTAGCTCTTTAAAGAACGGTTGATCTTTAACCTGATTTAATAAATAATATACATCCAAATTGATCATATCTTTTTCGGATTTATCTATACTATATATTATTAAATATTCCAGTTTGTCACTCCAATTCTCAACAATTCCTAAATATTTTTCCATTTCCTCTTTAATGCTCTGCGAATCATCTAAAATAAAATTATCACATCTTGAAAACAGACTGCGAGAAATGTTTTTATCTTCAAATATGATTACAAAGCATTTTTCTGATCGAGAACTATCAATAAAATCACTGAGAAATTTAGATTTTCCATTCCCTTTTAATGTTAATATATTCATTTTTCCATCACTCCTTCCGATCAAATATTTGTTTCATTTCAATATCCCATATCGGTTTCTTTTGTAATCTTTGTTGCTACAGAATCTAATATCTCATATTTTTCAATAATATTAGATACTTCTTCTTTTGTTAGGAGTCTCCATTCATCAGTCCCATTCTTTTTAAACTCTAGTGTATGAGAGCCACGATCTACCCATACAGGAATACCAAATGTAATTCCCACGTATTTATCCATTAAAGCTAAACATTTATCAACTAATTTCCTATATTCTTTAGCTTCTTCTTTTCTCTTTTCTAATTTATCCATCCGAGACAGCTCCTTTTCTGTTTTGTTTCATAATTATATCACACTCCTTAATCTTCTGAAATAATTTCCACCGCTGCATCGTAAAATCTATTATATAAAGTTGTATTTGTTTTAATAAGCTGAGATTTAGACAATCCATGAGCATACTCATCCCAGTTAACACCATTTTCTGTCATCTTAGCGTAGATTTTCCGATAAACAGAAGTTCCACCTTTAGATTTATTTCCAATATGATTAGCATAATTGGTAATCTTAATCTTCATTTCTTCCCAATCAGGCTGTGCGTTCTCTTTTCGGAACTGTCGCAGAAGTTTTTCCAATGAATTAACCAATAGGTCAGGATATTTGTCATAGCAAAGATCAATCGTTGGTACATTACCTCTTTCCCCGATATTATACTTCTCTTTGTATTCTTTTCGATCCTGCTCCCACACAATTCCATATGTGTTGGTAAGATACCTATATGTCTCTTTAAGAATATCTCTTGTAGTAGTTCCTAACTCATCAGATTCTTTCAAAATATCATTGATGATTGAATACACGTTGGATTTCCATTCATTAAGTTTGTATTCTGCAATAGCATTTTCCGTATCCACAACTGGAATATCTTTCGTAGGCTTGCCAATCTGCTTATACAGTTCTTTCCGCTCCGCTTTCATTTCTTTAACAATGTCTGCTAACTGATTGAAACCTTTAATAGTGATGTTATACAGACGTTCATTGTTTCTTTCCATCTGCTTCATAAGTTCTGTCTGCTCTGTAAGAAACCGTTCTACTGTTGTCACAGGAGTTCCTGTTCTTAAATTTCCATGACGATAAGCTTTGATAATATTCCATGCCCAATCCATAAAGGCATTTGCCTTCGGTTGTTTACTCCATCTACAAATTTCCATCACGCCACGTTCACTATAAAGTGTAGTATCATACTTCTTGTTATCAGTAGCCCCCAGTTTGAGGGTAACTGAATATTTATCCAGTCTATCTCTATACCTATTGTGTAAATTATCAATTGCTTTCTGTGGATCACTGTATTCCAGTGCTTCTCCGATCTGCTTTCTTGTCATCCAAATATCGTCCTCAGCACTATAAAAATCACACGTTATATCGTTAAAATTTTCCGTTTTTACCAACTGTAGGTTCATTCTTCATCTTCCTTTCTAAACTGTCTTATTTTTCTCTATACTCATTATTTTTATATAGCTGTATTCCGTAAACTAATAGAAATAAAATCAACATTTAATTCCAACTATTAGTGTGCCAATCCTAATAGAAACCTATTCTATTCCTATTAGCTCTCTATGTAATCAACACCCTTTCCATTAACAATTATATGCTTAGTGAATCATTAGTTTGTGTATAATAAATTTGACAAAGAACCGACCTGCCAAATCGGTTCTCGTCAAATATTCCCGTAAAATAAAAAGAACCTTCCACTCGGTTCTTTGCCAAAATTATTATATGGAATTAAATCAGCTGATAAATAAGCATTCCGAAAGCTACGATAACCCATAATGTCGTAATTACTTTCATAGGCTTCATAATAGCTTCTAATATTTCCTCTAATACGTCTATATATTTGCTTAAATATACCTTATTATGTTCACGATCAATTTTTCTTAGCGATAACCAAGCTAGGAAAACAATCACATATAACACAAAAGATATTCCGCAGAACTGTTCAAAGAAATGAATAATCTGTTCTAATTCCATACTTCATCATCCTCATCTTCATTATCATACAAATTTTCCACTGGTGCTGTCTGCTGGAACATATCCGTTGGAGATAAGTTTCTAGCCTCACACATTGCACAAAAGACTTTCAATACCTTCTCCCATTCATGTTCTTGAATCCACTGAAGAAATGGTTTCTTTCCACGTTTCTTAACATCAATATGGTATTTGTATTGCAAGTTCTTATACAGCTCGTTCCACATAACAGAGAATTGTGTTCCTGTTACCGCAGCTAATTTCCTGATACCAGCGTTCATCTTATTGCGATCATCCCACGTCAAAATTTCCGCTGCTAATAACTTGTTATCATTCTGTAACTTCTGATTCTCTTCTTTTAGTTCTTTGTTCTGTGTTCGTAAATCAGTTACCATAGCAAGCTTAACATCTTCAGAAAATGATGGAAAATAGTGTTCAATAAACTGTGACTCTTTCCCAAAGTCAACTGCACCGCCTGTCTTACGGATGTTTCTAAGATATTCTTTAATCTGTTTCTTCATCTGCTTTGCGATAGGTTTGCGTGACTGCATACACACTTCATAGAGTCCATCTTCTGTGAGGAACCAAAATGGATTGATGGTCTTTCCAGTAGAATCAATCTGACCTAAATTTGACCCGCTAACATTATTAGCGGTTAAGATTTTGGTCTTATATTTTTCTTCTGAATCAATCGCCTGTAACATTTTATCCGTTCTATAACTTCCATCAGGACGTTTACTATAATCAATCCATTCTGCCACGTCTTTAGCCAAGAATAACGGATCTTCAATGCTTCTATACAGATCAATTCTTCTGCCTAAAATTTCCGTTGTATCTACAAGCTGCACGCCTGCCTCTATCTGTTCTTGTTCTCTCTGATCTTCTATCGTGATATAATCATTAATGAAAACATAATATCTCACGCTCTCGGCAAGCTTTGAAGTTTCCATTAGTAAAGATAATCTGATCAAACATTTAAGAGTAAACACCTTAGCACCTTTATAGCCGAATGAGATATTTAATCCGTTCGGATACGTTACCATGATTCTTCCCTTCTGTTTTTCCGTTGTTGCGTTCTGACCATCAATGATCTCCTGCACTGTCTTAACTTCCATGCCATCTGCTAAAAACTCTTTACGATACTTCGTGCACAACCTCTTGACTTCATCAACATCTCCATCAAAGAATCGTGCTACTTGTTCCGTAGTAATATAATCTCGTCCAGGAAGCCACGGGATTGGCTTGATCGTAACCTGTTTCAAAAGCTCCGTGTTCTGCACCAATTCATCTCTCTTTGCCTTATCCAAAATTGGATCGCAAGGAATTTCCATTTCGTTTAGATTCATAATTAATTCCACCTTTCTTATGTAAAAATTTGTATTAAAAAAGACACTCTGGAATTTTCCATAAGTGTCCTAGTTACCTATATTCATTTATATTTATTCTAATTCTAGTTCATCAATTTCTGGTGTGTCAGAATGATTCATTTCTTTTAACTCTTCGATACTTGTTCCAAGCAAAGTAAGAGCCGACTTAAATCGGTTCGGATCAATATATCCTGTATGTCTATGCCAAAAATTTTTAGCAAAATCTGGATCTTCTTTTTCCAATTCATATGCTATGTGATCGGCTTTATCGTACAATAGCCTTGCTCGTGTTGGCAGTTTCATCGGTTCATATCCTCTACTCTGCTGTCTGTAATCTTCTATTATGTTATCCCAACTAAGATCATCAGGGATCTTTTCTATTATATACACTTCCTGTAAAGCTTCCTCTGGTACATCAGGATAATGAATTAGAGCATACCTCTCTTTTCCATTCTTAACATATTTATATACTTCATGTTCAAGATCTGGAAGTGCTACATATTCTAATCCGTTTTTCTTTAGTCCATCTACCCAGTTTGTTTCTGTAAATGTCTGAACCCATACATCTTTCCCATAATGCTTGAATTTATTCATATTCATAACTCCTTCCATATATAATCTGCTTTATCAAATAATATTTTCCATTCTATCTTCCATTCCAAAGATCGGAAAAGAACTTATAAATCCCATACAGAATAGCAACAAATGCTATAACCATTAAAATTCCATAACCACCACCTAAAATAGCTCCTAACATATATTCCAAAGTGTCCTCTGGAACGATAAATATAATTATTAATAATAAAACCAATGGCATAATTTACTCTCCTTTGCTCTGTTCTTTAAGTTTTTTGTTTGTCTTGTATCTCAACTAATATGTATATATTATCATCTTCTCTGACTGTAGTAAACAGTCCATAAAAATTACACTTCGCTTTCCTCTACCTCACTTGCAAATAACTCGTACTCATAGTCGTAACCACCGCCATCACAAGGAATATCAATATCTCCTGTATTAATCTTTTCCGCTACAATATTTCTTGCTTCATCCTCTGTTTCTGCTTTAATTTCAACTGATCTCTTATATGTTTCTACAACATCTATTATATATTTTTTCATGTAAATTTCCATCCTTCCTATTGTTTTTCTAGTGCTTCAATAAAAGTCTTATACATAAGAATATCTTGCTTAAGACAGTTCTCAAAGACCACTTTGCCTTTTTGATTAAGAAATAAATCAGAAGAAAGATTTTGTAATCGTATTTCATAATTTTTCTTTCGTCTATTTAATTTTTCCAACAATTCTTCTCGTGTTCCACATTGTCGGATGTCGGGACCTAAGCTACTATTTAATTCCATATCATTTCCATACCAATAGAAATTTCTTTTTGAGTCTGGGCTGCATACCAATTTACATACTACACCAAGACCATCTGGTTTGGTCGTTGTTCCATAATTTGATTCTACTAAAACTCTCATGATTATTTCCATCCTTCCTACGATAAAATTGACATTTAATTAGTTAATAGATCCATCTGCATTGACAAGTTTGTTTTCCATTTCTGCATTATCATCTGCAATATTCTGTAATACATGGAACAGAGGATCATCTATCGTAGATAAATTTCCAATGCTTTTAGTCAGCATTTCCATATCCTTTCTGTAGTCATCAACAGAGCTATCATAATCCATATCTAAAGACATATTGAATAAAATATTTGCAATTCTCTCTTCTTCTGATCCACTAATAAGACTTATGATATTATCAATGTCATAACATTCTGTAATATAAGGATAACACTTTGCTTTCCATTCAAAAGACGTTTCATATGGTGTTACATGATTGTGCGAATCTACAACATCGCATATATAACCTTCTTTTTCCAATACACCTGCCCAAACTGGAATATCAGTATTGTTTGTATATGCTTTACAGCTTTCTACTTCTAACGCTTTCAATCTTTCCACAGGTGCGTTTGTTCTAAAAATAACTAACTCTCCATCCATTCCAGGACTATCAGATAAAGTAATTAATCTTGTTTTATTTTCCATTGTTCGTCACTCCTATTCATGTGATAAAACTTTTCTTTTATGCTACTGCTTCAATCAATCGAATCATTGATTCTTTATAAATAGATGTTCCATCCATATCCAATCGTTCAATACATTCAACTACTAACATAGGTTTATTCTTCGGCAACTGCCATGCATACATACCAACCCAATCTTGTAATAAATTTAACATTGAATAATTTCCAAACGGACATCCTTTTGGCTTGAATTCAGTTAAGATTTCTTCTACTCTACTTGTTAATGTTGCACGTACTGTTCCGCCTGATGTAACTACAATATAATTTTCTTTCATAATTTCCACTCCTATCTGTAATAAAACTTTCTATAAGGCTTTCAATTCTTCTTTTGTATACTTACTCCATTTTCCAGTCTGAACACCATTCATTCTTTCCTCAAAAGTTCTTTTTCTCATGCCATACTGTTCCGTTGCAACTCTATAAAAGTCATAGACAAGATCTTTTTTGGTATCAACAATCATAAAATCATGTGGATTATTCGTATTATCAAGAATATATTGCATAAAATCTCTGAATGTGACAAGATCATTTGTCGTACACCAACATATTGCTTTATCATTTTCCTTTGTTACAAATTTTACTGTCTGCATATTCATTCCTCCTAATCTTTAAAACATTAATCCACCTAAGTCTGCTTTTGCCTTATGATCTTTTGCTAACCAAAAATTTTCGTTAAGCTGCACAAGGTCATATTTCCGTTTCATTCTTTCCAGCTCTTTATCAGTTTTACAAATATATGGATTAGATCCATCTTCAAATTTAATATGATTCCATACCATAATTTCCACCTCTATTCTTCTATATCAAACCATTCAGGTTTTCCATCAATATAGCAACCACAATCCTCTGCCTCGAATTCTACTTCCTCAGGATTGAAGTCAATATTATCCATCACATAAGTTTTAACTTGTTCTTTTCTAAGATCAACATTGTATTTTTCCGCTACAGCATCTAAAAAATCATCAATCTGATATGCGTCAGAACCATCCATGATACCGCTAATCGGGAACTCCTCTGCATAATATTTTCCATGAACCTCTACAATGTCACGCCATGTAAATTGATGTTCTTTGAATTCATTGATAATATCACTTGCAATCATTCCGACGATTGGTTGTTCTCCATATTTCTGTCGTTCTAACTCACAATCAACTAATTCCAAAACATCAATATCTAATCCGTTTTCTGTTTCTACAATTGCACTATAATAATCTCTATATTTGTTCATAATTTCCACCTCATATCTTTCCATTAAAAAAGGAAGATACATTTCTGCATCTTCCTAGATTACTTTGTTCTTGTATTAAATTTTCCGTTAGTCTATAAACAATAACTAATCAAATATTCTTTTCCATTATATTCTACAAAATTATATCCACTCATCGGTTCTTTAGTTTCAAGCATCTTCTTATATGCTTCAATTCCTTCTTTATCTTCTTGCCAATCTTCCATAAACTGACCAAAATGTTCTGTAAAATCTTTTAATTCATATACTACTGTGTTATTTTTTAAAAATCTTTCCGCTTCTTTTCGGGTGCAATGATCTTCCATTAAAATTTCCACGTTCTTTTCAAATTCTTTTCTTTCATAATCAAACATAATTTCCACCTCGTTTACATCTTTCCTATATGTTTTTTTACAATCTGTCTTACAAAGTAAGGATACTTCCAACCCATGTATAAATAATATTGATAATCTTTTTCCAATGCTTCAAGGTTTTCTTTTTTGGTTTGTCTAAGATATTCTGCATCATATCCATTTCCCATACACCAATCATCAATATCCATACTATGAGATATATTATCCTTAATATCTGCTATGATATTAGTTAAATCTGGTTCTGCGATTGTTATTTGCTGATTTCCGTTATCATCATACAAATTCAGCCATTCTTCTGTATATTTTTTCCCTTTCTCATACTGAATAAATATTTGAGTACGTCCACCACATTCAAAACCATTCGTGACACAAAGATTTCCAGTTTCAAGATCTTGTCCATAATACCAACGACCTTTCTTTAATGGCATTGTGTATCCACGATAAGTCAATTTCGTAAAATTCTTATCCATATCTGGAACTCTTCTAAACTCTAGAATCATATTTTTCACTATTCCTTTCTTTGGCGACTGATCTTAAGATCAGATTTTAAGTTAACTGTTCTCGTTTATTATACACGATAATTTCCATCGTGAAAAGTAGCGAGGGCGGAATTGAACCGCCCGATAAAAGCACTCTTTTATCTACCATACGCCACTATAAATTACTTTTCTTTACATACTCTAATTGTTTTCTGATAAGCTAAGTAATTGTTAGGATTTCCATCATATGATCCATTATTTTCGTATAAATCAATATATGGAATTCCATCCATATTATGTCCGTTTCTAATGGTTTCGCCTTCTGCAATTCCTATAACGGTATGTCTTTCATATTTTCCATACAATTCATTCCAATAATAAACAACGTCACCGACTTTTAAATCCGTGACGTTCATTTCTTCTGAATGTAAGAATTCTTTTCCTAACTGTTCTTTAGTCGGCATATTTTCGTCAATGGTTTCTAAAAATTCCATTAAGTCATATTCCTCATGATCTTCTTTGATAACTATATCAGGATTCATATGGTTAACAATTTTCCAACCTTCAATCTCATAGATTCCATTATCAAGCCATAATTCCTCAACTTGTTTGGGTGTCGGATTATTGTCAACGATCTCAATTCCTACTGAAACATTACCGCCAAAGAAATTTCCAATCACTTGTGCAAGCCTAGCAATTCCGTAGCTATCAGTTTCTGGACTTCTGTATCCTTTTAATTTACAATATGTACAAAAAGCATTTACAGAATCATAACCACCATTCCAATGCACATATACGCCTAACGCCTGGTTCTTTCCTTTAATAATTGCACGATTTCCCATAATTAAGTACCTTCTTTCTTTATTCTTTTGATTTATATTTTCCATAAAGTGACGGGATAGGAATCGAACCTATCACAAATTACCATACGCCACCGTTTTCCCGTTCCAATACGTCACTACCATCAACCAGTAGTACAGTCTTTCCGTTCATATAAAGTAACTATTAGCTTCAATAGTCGAGTCTTTCCGTTATGGTGTAGTCTGCTTCATTACAGACAGTAAAAGCCTTTAATTGGCTATGTAATAAACTATGTACGGCATACAGAGAAGTTGAATAGATTAGCTGGATCTTCTTTTAAAATTTCTGTCATGTCGTTGACTGCTTCTTCTTGCGTTCTGTATTTCCGAAAAATTCCGAACGTGTTCTTGAATAGCAAGAAATATTTGTAGCCAAACAAATCATCGTCAATTCCAGCGTTTGGCGGATTTTCCGTAAAGTATAACGTGTTATACTTGCGTTCTACGTGACACACAAGTGCTGTCATTGTCGTTCTGCGATTCATTTTTTCCACCTACTTTCTATTCTTCTTTATATTTAAAATAAACATCTACATTGTTCTTATCATCGTGGCTCCAACTAGATCCATAATATTTTCCACTTGCTCCGCAATCTTCAAGATCAAACTCACAGCATAAATCATTATATTCATCGGGTGTATCACAAAAAATTTCCGTTCTACCATCGGGATATGTATTTCTTGTTATCATAATTTCCAACTCCCTTCTTATAATCTTTCCATCAGTTCTACCGCTAAGATGTACGCCACATACTTCCATACGTTCACATAGTCCTTTAGATCTTCCAGTCTACATTGCAATGCCGTGTGAATCATTCCATCGCAGAAGCCCTTGCATTTAAGTTCTGCGATAAGATCACGTTTTGCAATCGGTGGCAAGGCAGATACTTTGATTTTTCCAATATCAAAGAAATAGTTATCTAACAGACAACCTTCAAAACTATCTGCTAAGCAATCATATAAAGTCGTGCAAAACATTTCTACTGTATCATTATCAATAATCGTTCTATAATCTTTCATTTACGCCACCTCCATGGATTCTAATGCAAACATAAATGCTACAACTTCTCTATCACTAGAAAGAATATCTCCCCTATAATTATTAAACTCTTTAACAAAATCTAAATGACTTTCTATAAAAGAATCACCAGCTTCAAGTGCTTCTGTATAACCAGCTACTCGATCATAGTTATCATATAAGAAGTCGTATTCTTCATTGAATTTTTCCAAAAATGCCTTGATATTAATATTGATTAATTTCTTTTTCATGATTCTATACCTTCTTTCTATGCTGTAATCAGTTCATAATCTTCCAGTAGCTCCATCATGTTTGCTTTTTTCCATCTATGTAACACTCGATCGCCCATTTCATTTCTAATAGGTTTGGCAAGCTGATTTCCTTTGTGATCTTTCTTCCATTGCATAAACTGTTTTACTGAGTTATGATAATATCCATCGTTATGGACTTCTATATATTTGTTTTCGTTGCGTTTGTTTCTATAAATAGTAACAGTTGTCATACCGTTCCAACCTTCTTTCTATCTGATTTTTCCATTATCTGCCACGGCTTCTACATCATCACAATAGGCGTTGCAAGGATTCCATACACAATAGCTTGTTACGTGTTTTCCCTTGCGTACACGTTTGTTATAGGCAATATAGTAGTTTTTTCCATACGTTCCATGTTTACCTCCGGCAGAAACACTTTTAATAATTTCCACATAAATCGTATGCTTTACAGCACGTTCACAGATCATTTTATCCGTTAGCTTGTTTGTGCTGATATACTTTACCTTATAAGCGTTTAGATCGTATTCATGCCGTATATAATCGTTTACAAGCTGTATATTCTTATTCTTTGCTGTGATCTTTACAACAGAATCATCGAGCTTGTTTTTTGTTCTATGTGTGTTAAATTTCACAGTGACAACGGTAGTCCCTGGATAGGCATATGATTCCTTGCGAACTTTCCAACAATAACCATCTGCCGTGTCAATCGTTCCATCTGCGTTGTAAATGCCTTGAATCGTTCTGTACTTGATTCTTTTTGTCTTTGCGTGTACTGTATTTTCCAGCATTAGAAAAGCCGTAAACATAAGTGCTACGGCTAATAAGATCTTGATTGTTTTGTTCTGTTTTGTTTTCATAATCGTTTACCTTCTTTCTATTTTCTTATTCTGTATCTGTATCATCAAAAAATCCAACGCAAGCAAGCATATAGACAGCGGTAATCATTACCAATAACGCTTCTAATATAAAGGCTTGCGGTATCTTGATAAATGTAATAATAGCCATTGCAATTCCTACAAGTGCAACGGCTATTTCTGTTATAGCTGGTTTATGTAATTGTGTCTTATTTTCCATTATGCTTTCCTCCTGGTTTCTTTATTCGTCAACTCTTTCTATCATGAAATTTCCACCATGATATAGATTAAGTCCGTGATTTCCACCAGTAATGTACATATCATCAGTGATTCCATCACGTTTTATATCTTCATCTGAAACAAATACACCCATATTTCCATCAGATTCTAGTTGATCGATCGCAAGATCTAAGATTGTACCATAATCCGTTGTAGGTTCGTCAACTGTTACAAGTTCGCTAAAATAACTATAAATCACTCTGTATTTTGTCATATCTTTCCTTCTTTCTGCCCTTTACGGGACTTTCTTTTTTATAGGTTCAACAAAATAGACAAGCCGTGTTTTGACTTGTCTATAATGCTCGACTTATAAATACGCTACAAACTCTGAAAAATCAACCGTATCATATAAGTTCTTGATTTTCTCATGATACACGTTATCCAGTTCTTCTTGAGTATCTACCCACGACATATCATTAAAAACCTTCTCAGCTTCTTGCAAGATATACTGTTTTGCTAATGGCTGTAAATCACAAACAATCGTTTCTGCTTCTTTATGTGGGCAAAACGGTTCAATAAGATCCATTCTTATATTGTCTTTAATATAATCATCTAAACTTGAACCGTTCTTTTTATCATCCGATTTATTAAAAAATTCTAGCAGTTGCCCAACCGTTAGAATTTTAATCTCATTGTCATCATATTCATCAGCATATAAATATTGTTCCATCGTTCAAACACTCCTTTTATCTAATAATCTCAATATAGCCATCACAGTAACTAGATCTAATATAATAACCATTGATTTCCATATCACGACCATATGATTGATAATCAAAATAATCAACTAAATCACCAGGTACATTGTCTAACAATCCAGTTTCTTCCACATATTGCATTGCTACGTCGCCCATGTCATCACAATTAGAATAAATCATATAATCGCCATCTTCTACGATGTCAAAAGCTTCATCTAATTTGAAATCAGTACTGATTTCGTTGAATACTTCTTTTTCATATTCTTCTAAATCGTTATAGCGTTCTGCGATTTCATTCAATCTTTCGATTGATGTATATTCTCCTAATTCCTTAGAATCAAAAGGAATGTCATAATCAGCAATGAAGATTTCTTCATACTCTTCATTGTCAATCCCGATTGACTCTAATACTTTTTCAAGATCATCTTCATCAATAGGAAGCTCGATCCATCTTCCTACAAGATTTCCTTCATTGTACTTTCCTAAATTACCAACCCATACTTTTACTTCATTCATGATTTTACCTTCTTTCTTTAGTTACCCGACTTACATTAAGTTATAAAAGCGGGATTTTAAATAGTTATAATAAAAAAGACACAATCTTTTTTAGATCGTGCCTTTGGTTTACTGGTTACAATGGCAAGATACCCAACAATTCGGTTGATTGCAAGGGTGTAAACCTTTACCGCCGTTATTCTCCGGGCAATGTTCACAATTGCCAATGTTATTTTCAGAGTACATAAATTTTATATACTCATTTTGTGTAAAGCTAACACCATACACGTTTCTTGTATATGGGCTGTATGCTTTATATACTTCCAACATACCGTAGTAGGCTTTTACACCTACTCTACCGATATTTCTTTTTTCTGAAGGACTTAAAAATAAAGATCCTTCATTGTTTAATTTGTTTTCAAACAATCTTACAACTTTTGTGTTTTCACTTTCTTTTTCATGATTCTCAAAATAATCTAATGGCAAAGATTCAAATGCTGTATACATTTCAATATCGTATTCATGCGTTTCTTTCCCATATGCTTCTAGCTTCATGGAAATTGTATCATCTAACCAATGACCAGCATTAAGACAATACTCTTTCTCATCATCATTTTCTAAGAAGAAATAAATTACAACTTGATTGTTTTTCATCAAAGGGATCTCATAGATTTCTGCATTTGATGGAATATTAACCATG